TTCTTTTAAAGATCGTGGTGCAGTTAAAATAGATCAAGCAGTTAAAACACCAACGCTTGCAATTTTATCTGGTCCTTTAAAAGCTGGTTCAAAAGTAACAAGAAATTTTTTTACAGATAAAGTTTTAGGTTCTAAAAATTATAAAGGTACATCAAAAGCAGATTTTGAAGCTATGAGTGTAAGCCAACAGGAGCAAATTTATGGAGATTATATGAGTGGTCGACAATCAGGTAGAACTGATGCTTATGGTAATCCTATAAGTAGTGGAGGAAGAGATGATAACAACAATCAACCTGCTCAACCAGTTATCGTTAAAAAAAATATTGGCGGTACAGAAGTACAAACTACTGAAGCTAAACTAGCAGAGGAAAAAGAAATTGATGATGCTTATGATATGAGAAAAACAAAACGAAGAGG